GACCAGCTCAACTGTCACGCCCTGTTTCAAGTCACTTGAAGCAGCACGCGGGGCGGCGGCGTGCCGCCCCGCTTCTCACGCGAGGAGACGAGCAATGCAGACACTGAACGCACTGGTAGCGATCACCGGCGACCGCAACAACATGGTTTGGAAAATCGGGCTCACGCCTGCGGAAGTCCTGCTCTTGCAGGGACTGCACGGCGCGGATTCCGTGCTCCAGATCGAACCGAGTGGTCAGGTGAACCGCACTCCGCAGGAGGAAATCGCACGTCTCCGCACCGAGTACCCGCTGTATCACGAGCGCGTTCAGAACATCTGGCGCGACTTCCCCGGCCCCGCGTTTCCGCTGAACCTCGAAGCCATCGGTCTCAACCCGGCGCTGCTCAAGCCGGCGGAGGCATCGAAGCCTTTCGCGGTCAGCGCGAAGACCGCGTGACGCGATGCGCGGCCAAACGCTCGGCGAGTTGTTGAGCGACCTGAAAGCGGAGTGTGGCTACAGCCAGAACGCCGCTCACGGCATCAACAATCGCGAATCGCTTGTCCAAGTTCTCAAACGCACGCAGCGCAGGCTGTGGAGCGATTGGGACTGGATGCACATGCGCGTCTCACGCGACATGCAGGTGAACGCGGGCCAGCGTTACTACAACTGCCCGACCGACCTCCCCTACGAGCGCGTTGACGTGGTTGAAGTGAAGTTCGGCGGGCAATGGTGCCCGCTGATCTTCGGAATCAATGAACGGCAGTACAGCATCTACGATCCGCGCACGAACGAACGATCCTGGCCTATCCAGCGTTGGGACGTTGCCGAGGACCCGGCCGACACCGCCGGCACTCCAGACAATCGCGGCATGATCGAAATCTGGCCGCTGCCATCCGACAGCGGCACCGCGCCGCCGGTTCCGCCAGCCACGGATAACGACCTCGAAGGTTGGATTCGACTCACGGGCATCCGTTCGCTGCGCCCGTTCAACGTGGATGCAGATCGATGCGACCTCGACGGGGATCTAATCGTTCTCTTCGCGGCGGCCGAAATTCTCTCGCGCGACCGAAAGGATGACGCGCAGGCCAAACTACAGGCGGCTAACAAGCTGTACATGATGCTCCGCGGAAATCAGGAGAAGAACCGCACCTTCAATCTCAATGGCGACTGCGAAGACGAGGAGAAGCAGCCAGAAATCTTTGCGAGCCCGGTGCCCTTCTCAATCACGGGGCACTGATGGGCTACACCGTCGTCAAGTCATTCGAGCGTGGCATCGACACTCGAAAGCTCATTGACACGACCGAGGCCGGCGCGTTACTCGAAGGGCGCGACTGTCACATCACGCTCGGCGGCGAGCTGGAGAAGCGCGCCGCGTTTGTAGTTGCCGGCACTCTGCCATCCACCACGGTCGGGCTGTGGGTCACTGAGGGCCGCGTCTATCACACGTGGGGCAGCGCCACGACGCCGCCAGCCGGATTGCCGCCGGGGACTATCTACCATTCGGTGCCCGATCCGGACGGCTCGCCGCTTACGCAGATTCTGTCGGTGGAAGAGTTCAACGGCGGCATGTACGTGATCGCGCAGTACGCTGATGGCCACCAGTACCACTGGTGGTACGCGGGCGCGGGCGACATCTTGCTGACGATCCCGCCTCCTGAAGTCGTTGAAACTCCCGGCGGCGGCACCACGGACCCCCCGGTGACGCCTCCCACCACGGGCCCCACCTACAAGCCGCAGGTGTCTGTAGGTTTTCGTGCTGCCATTTATCTGAACGGCGGCGAACCGACGACGATGCACTGCTACTGGATTTACCTGCTCGCGCCGAACTCGACTTACAACTTTGGCCCGACCGGCACTATCGATGCGTGGATGCTGATGCCGGCAACCGGCACAACCGGCGGCAGACCATCCGGCGACATTTCAACCGCCTTCCCCGGCAACAACGGTCGCGACCTCGCAGCGTTGATTATGGAGGCGATCAACACCACGGTCACGACGCCCAAGGTGCAGTGCCAGCTCGGCAGTGGTTCGGCGAACACCATTCAGTTTTGGGTCGATGTTCCGGGCACGACATACAACAGTTACAAACTTGAGATTCGCACGAGCGCCACGGTGCGCTCGCCCGACATGGGCCCGTACACCTTCACCGGCGGCATTCCTCCCGGCGGCGTCACCACTCGCGCCGTGACGTTCCCGCCTCATCTGCCGGGGCCGATGCCGCGCGCTGGCGATCCCGGCGATCCCATCGAGAAGGGCTACTTCGCCATCGCGCACAACTATCGAATGTTCTGCGTGCAGGGAACGCTGCTCAACTTCTCGGCACCGAAGGACCCGACGATTTGGGACAACACCGACAAGAACGCCGGTTACATCGATCACTCGATGATTACCAACCGCGCGCCGCACCTGATTTCGATGGGCGACTACGGCGGAGACCTGGCTGTCTTCGCCAAGCGCCACATCTTCGTGTGGAACATCGACGTGCTGCCGTCCGGCGACTTCAAGAAGCAGACGATCCACGGCACCGGCACCTTCGCGCCGCACAGCGTGACGCCGTGGGGACAGACCGACGTGATGTATCTCGACATCAGCGGCATTCGTTCCCTGCGCGCCCGCGACTCCTCCGAACAGGCGTACGCCGCCGACATCGGCACGATGATCGACAGTCTGGTGCGCGCGCAGATTGCCGCGCTCACCGATGACGACAAGATTTATCGCGTGTGGGGGATCGTGGAACCGCGCACCGGCCGATTGTGGATGGCGTTGCGCGACAAAATCTATGTGTTGTCGTTCTATCCATCGAGCCGCGTTTCAGCCTGGACGTGGTACGACGCGACGACTGCGCCGGTCAACATGATGAACAGCTCGGACGACAGCGTGTACTGGCGCTCGGGGAACAACATCGTCGTTTACGGCGGCGAAGCCGGCGACACCTACGACGCCACCGAAGGGCTCGCGCGCCTGCCGTACATCGACGGCGGGAAGCCTGCGACTCACAAAAACTGGACCGGATTCGACGCGGCTATCTACGGCACATGGAGCGTGCGCGGCTCGTTCGATCCGACCATGCCGACAGCGCTCGACTTGTTAGCCAACATCACCAAGAGCACCTACCAGCAGCAGAAGATCGCGGTAAACGGCGAGTCTCCTGCCATCTCCCTCGAACTACGGACCACGTTTGTCGGTCCAGCGAAAATCGGCAATGCAGCACTCCACTACACAGACTCGACCGCTGACTGATTACGTCACGCCGGAGCGCTGTTACGCGCCAGATCACCGCGACGTATGGGCGGACATTCTGCCTGGGCTCGAGAAACTGCACGCCATGTATCCGGACAACGATTGGACGATTGAGCGCGTGCGCCAGATGCTCGATGACAATCGCGCGATCTTGTTAGTGGACCGCGCGGAACCATCCGCGTTTGCGGTCGTGCGCTTCGATGATTACCCGTATCGCGAAGGCGAGACGGAGTTGTTTGTCTATCTCGTGTGGCACCAAGGGGGCGAGGCCATCGCCCGCTTTCAGGCGCACCTCGAAATGTTCGCGCACTTTGGCGGCGCGCAACACATGCGGTTTTACTCGCGACGCCCCGCTTTCTTGCGCGTCGCGGAGCGCGCTGGATACCAGATGCGCGGCATCGAATACGTGAAGGAGATTCCCCATGTTCGGTGACGGTGGAGCCGGCCGCGAAGCCAGTCGCGCCCGCAACGAAGAACTGGCACGGCAAGGCCGCATCGCGCGCGGATCAGGCGAGACACGCCAGAAGTTCCGCGACGTGTTCAGCGACGACTACTACGCGCAGGAACTGGCGAAGTACCAGAAGGCGTATCAGCCAGACATTCAGCGGCAGTACAAACAGGCAGTGCAGAACATGCAGGCGGCACTGATGCGCGCGGGGCTCTTCGATTCAAGCGTGGCCACGCAGAAGTACGGCGAGTCGGCCGAAGCGCTCGCCAACGCGCAGAACGAAGTGACGGCGCGCGGACTACAGGCTCAAGCGAATCGCAAACAGGATGTCGCAGCTGCCGAGAACACCGTGATTGGCCAGCTCGTGAACACGGCGGACATCGGCGCTGCGATGGAGAACGCTTCGAGCGCGATCCGCACGAACACATCGCCGACACCGACGCCGATGCTCGGGCAGATTTTCACGGACCTCTCGGCAGGTCTCGCCACGCAGGCCGACCTCGAAAGGTCCGGGCAGAACAAGTACACGGTTCTCGGCCGCATTCCCGGCTGGAGTACCGGCGGCAGTCGCTACACGCGAAACGTGGGGGGCTGACGCATGGACCCGGCAACATGGATTTATCTCGCCCTGCTCGCCGCCAGCACGGCCGCGAGCGCACAGGCGCAGCACAAGACGAACAAGGCCCGCGCGAAGGTGCAGGCGGAGGACACGCGTCGCCGCAAGGAACAGCAGGCACAGGCGGAAGCCGCCTCGCAGAAAACGCAGGAGGCGTACTTCGACTCGAAGGGTAAGCAGGCGGAGCGCGAAGCAGAGCTTGCGCAGCTGTACGCAGCGAAGGAGCCAGCCGCGCCAACCACGGATGCCGCCGGCACGCATTTGGCCGACAGCACCGCCGCGCCTACCAACTCGACAGTGACGATCCAGGGCGCGCAGCAGGAGATGGCCAAGGGCCGCGCACGAGCTGCGCAACGCGCGACCTCACAAGCGCAAATCGGCGCGTTCGGCGACGTGTTTGCCGAGTCGGGACGCGAGGCCGGACGCAACGCTCAAGACATCGGTCTCGCGGCGAGCAAGATGCAGGGCTGGACGCAGAACGTGCTGCCCGCGTTGTATGCCAAGGCGAACGTCGCCGGCCGCGATTGGGCGACAACCAGCGACATTCTGAAACTGGTTTCTGCCATCTACGCGCCTACGGCGCTCGGCACTGGTGCGGCCAAAGGTGCCGGGGAAGTCGGCGCGGAACAGATCGCGGCGGCACGCTTCGGCGATGCCGGCAGGCTCGCGCAGGGCTTCGGTGCCGGCGGAACGATTCCGTTCGGCAGCGCTGCGGGCATCGACGCCGGGGCGGCACTCACCAGCGCCGGCACCATTGGCAGCATCGGGAACACTGCCGGCAGCCTCGTGGGTAGTGAGGGCTTGTCGCGCGCGATGTGGAAACAGTTGAACGGTATCGAGCTGACGGCGGCGGAACGTCAAGCGTTGCTCCTGAAGCAGATGGCCGGGGGGTACTAGT